TCGGCTAATTCTCGTAGCGTGTCCAAATCAGCCGCTACATCGCCACCTAATAAGTCAGATTTAAGCTGTGTAATCTTTTGCTCAATTAAAGCAATAATTGCCTTGTCTTGAGTACCAAGATATTCAGCAAAGCTATTGAGCAATTCTGCTATTGTTTGTTGTGCCACTATAAGGCTCCTATTTGATAGTGAGTTTTTAATTCTTCGAGGGTTGGGATTTTTTGGTCGCACTGTCCGTCATCAAGTTTAACAATCTCGACCTTTTCAATTACCACCTCAATCTCTTGAGGCGGTTCAATAATTGCTACTAATTCATCTTTACACGTCATCTTCATTCGGTTGCGGTGTAACATCGCCCTCTAGTTTAAAAAGTGCGTTTCTAATCACCGTTTTTACCGCCCCCGTATTAGATATTGTTTGCAAGTCGTAATTAGCCTCAGACCAAATAGCATATTTCGTTAAATCATGGTTAAATTTAAGCAAAATTACGCCATTCTCTGCATCTACGACTTTGATAGCCTCATCTGTGCTAGATAGAGAAATTACAGTATGACTTCGCACTTTCGCCCATAAATCTAACCGCTTGATATTGGTTAGGCTGTATGGATTAAGTTCTCCGTCTTGCTGTTTCTCATATATCCGCACTCTTCGCTCTTCATCATCGCCTCGATAAAGAACGATGTCCGTATCTGACATTTAAGCCCCCTTGCGCATTTGGCTGAAACGTTTATCGTGCTGTCTACCTTTAAGCTCGCTTTCGTATGAATCTTTACAGTGGTTTTTGTCAAAGAATAGGAAATTAATTACTTTATGAATAATTACCCATCGTTTCTTTGGCTTAGAAACTAAAATCGCACCTCGATAGGTGCGACTTGATAACGTTTCGTCTGCTGCTCCACCAGTTAAGGCGTTAAATAACTGGTCGATAGCGATTAAATTATGATAGGCGTAGAGCTTTAATTTACTTGGAATTTCCATTCTTCAATTTCCTTTTCAAGTGCGGCTAATTCCTCGATTGTCGCAGATAGCAACAATCTATCCTCAAATGCCTGTCTCTGCCCGATAATCGAACCAACAGCCACGGCAAACTGAGCTGATTTTTCAAGAACCTTTTGCACCAGAACATCGAAAGGGATATTTCTAATTCTGGCGATTTGTTTAAGCATTGGTGTGTCAGCTTTATTATTCGCTTGCCACGCTAACGCCTCTTTCTCTTGGCGGTAAAAGCTCTCAATTTCTGTTTGCGGATAACCTGCAAGCAATTCGCTTTTGATTTTATCGGCTTTATCAGCAAGAGCGACCAGTAACGTCTCTTTCTTGATGTTTAGATAGTTGGCTTTTTTCTCTTGAGACTCTTCAAATCTCTTGGTTTTCACATTAAAGGTGTGAAATTCACTTGGGGCAGCGCCGGAGCATTTAATTTTGCCATTTTCAACCCAAACTTCACCTCCACCTGTTACGGTTGACCAGATTGAATTAACCTCATCTTGGGAATTTACAGGCAGCCAATTATCACCGCTTGTTGATGCGGTTAACTCGCCATCCTCCCCTTTTATTAGGATAGGCTCATCAAAGATTTTTAATTCAATATTAAATTGTTTAAACATAATCAATCCTTAATAGAAGTACTCGCCAATTAGAATCAAACTTATTTTCTGTGTAGCAATTACAGGGTCAGTATAAATATTAACCCTATTGTCGCCATTAAACTCCACAGCGTAAGCTTTCTTTTGCCCTCCAACAGCACTTGTTGCAACTCCAACCTTGAAACCTTGCAACGCTTCGGCTAAGTTTAATGTTGTACCACCAAGATTTGGGCCAAGACTAACCTCTGCCACATATATTTTAATTCCTCTGTTATCTGTGATAGGAATTCTGAAAACCCTTGAAACAGCGCCTTGCCCTGAGTACTCTGCCATTTGAAACTTATTTCTAAAGTTGTAGAAGATGTGCTCCATTAATGCGGAATTTAAGCCTCTGCCGTTACCGCTAATTACATCTCCTTGACTTCTGAAATTGCCGCCATGCTCGAATGACCAAATATAATTTATGCCACTATCTTCAGCTAGATGTATAACGCCTCTTCCAGTGCCGTCTCCCTGTTCTTGTCTCGTTGTATAGCCGAAAGACAGGGCTGCACCGTATTCCCCTTGTTTTCTAACCCTGCCCTTAATAAAAGGATGATAAGTATCTCTTGATTGAGAACCGTCCTCCTCTACCATGAACGGAGCTTTGGAGTTATATTGAATGTTATATCCACCGTGTCCATATTGACTGGCATAAATAGCGCTGTCAGCCCTGAATCTATATCCATCAAAACCGAATCTTTTATTAGCACTTCCGTAAGCTATAAATCCCACATTCGGATCTTGCATACCTCTGAATCCAACAGTGTTTAGATTGTCAACATCAACAAAGCGTACGTCATCGCCAATCTGTAATGAATTGTTATTATTGGAAGGGTCATTAATAACAACATTAGGCACTGTTAATGTGCCTGTCATAGTGTCGCCAGATTTCAATACTGCTTCATCTCGAACTGTTTTAATAGCTTTTGATGTCGCCGCGTATTCTTCGCTGTTACTGATTACGCTGGAGCTTAACTGCACAATACCGGACTGATTGATTGACCCTTTTTTGATGTTCATTGAGTCGCCCCAGCGAACCCAGTATAGCGAATCATCTTCATCTGGGAGCTTGCCTTTGTTTGCTTTTAACGACTTGTAACTCAATCCGTTATATTGGACATACGCTGCCTCTGGATAATCAAGAGTAGCCGACCATTCAGGGAGTCCTCTCTGCATTAAATAGCCATGTCTTTCATCAGCTCGCTTAAATAGCCAGTTAAACCACTCCATAGGGGGTATGCCACCTGTTTGATCGAAAGAGAGTCCCCAGCCTCTAGGCACATCTGGAAAATCGTTTACTTCCCCTTGTTTTGCGTTTGATGCAAAAACCTTCTCATCTGGCTTATTAAATAATGCCATTTATTACTCCTGTTCGATTTGGAATTTAATCTTAGTGCCAGCTTGTCTTGGCAGAATATCTAAATGCTGTATCGCATACCTTGTAAAATCGGTTAGGGAAATGTTTTTAACATTAACGGAAACCGTCATATCAAGGTTATCTATAACCTTGCAGCCTTCGCCAAAAACAAAGCGGCACGCCTCGATAATGTTCGGTAGCGTGCCTGTTTGATAGTTTTTGATAATTCGGCATTTTATAAGGAATCTATAATCATCATCGCCAAGGACAACCGAATCAGCCAAGGGGTCTCGCCTACGATACCACTGACCGCCGCCATTCCTGTTTTTACTGAACGGCATAGCGTTTTGAGCCGTGTGAAAACCAAAGAAGCTGCGCAAGTAGTACCCATTAATCACTCTGAACTGCCCTACATGCTTTCCGACTAGGTCTAATTGGTGTCCTGTTGCTGTTTCGATGTTTAAGACATCTTGCAGTTGATACAAGTCAATAAACCCTTTAGCGATAACCTCTTCAAAAAGCTTAATTGTCGCCTGTGCTTTAGGTTTCCCTCTGTATTGCCAGATTATCAAATCAGAATATGACATTATTCCACCTCGATTGTTACGTCACTTGGCAGGATTCGCGCAATTTCACGAGGTTGCATCACAACGTTTTCGGCTTTCAGCTGTTGATTTTTACGTGCGATTTTAAGTTCTTTAACCCAGAATCCCCCGACTTGGTTAATCGGTGAATATAGTCTAGATAAAGAAACCGCTTGACCTATATTAAACACCTGTTTCGCTAGTTGCTCGGTAATTTCGCTCTTGTTAATTTGAGTGAAATCCTCATATCTAACGCAACGCATCGAAATCTGAATATCAACCATTGCCGCACGGTCAAATTTAATTACTCTCTGTTCATTATCTCTCTGGAGTGTAACCTGAGTACTTCCTTGCAGCCCTACACCAGCCCCTTTGTTCTGATAGATAACATCGGCAATATCTGCGCTATCGCCACCATTAACGATAACATTGATTGAGTAAGGCTCTACACCAAATGAATCTCTTTGTCCTGTGTTATTCTCAAGCACTCTGACGTGCTTAACATCAGGTAAGGCGGCTATTTTAGCGTTGATTGCCTCTGCTGAATTCTGTGCGTTTTTAGTTCGGCTAAACAAGAAACGTTCTCGCAGTTGGGTGTCTGTTTCTTCTTCAATCCCAATTTCCGCATCCTCTTGAGTTGTAGCGCTAATTAAACCAAGCGTAATCGTTTCAATGGTTAAATTTGTATTTTTGGCTAAGTTAAAAGCTCCAAGCTGCTCACTTCTGAAATCCGCTCGTGCTGAACCGTTTGAATCAAGTGTGACATCAGATACAAGAACCCATCTAACCTTATGCGTGTCCGATACAACAATTCCAGAATATAGTCTTGTATTCGGCTCACCAGTTAAAACCACCGACCTTAAATAACTGTAATTAGCACCTCTACGCATTAATCCAGCATAAGCCACTCGTTGCTCCAACCATGCACCAGTTGCCACATCTGGATCTAGCTGTCTATATACATTTTCTGCTAACTCCTCAAAATCCATCCTGATTTGAGCAAGCAATCCAACAACTTGTCCATCAGGTGTGTTTGGTGATAAGTCGATATTTTGACCGTATATTTGACGCAAGCCATTTTCAAGAGTCGAAACAATACTGTCCAATCTCTCAATCTTAATTCCTTCTTCCGTTAGTGTTGCCATTATTTACCCCTATGATGTATAGCTTGCCGATTGCTCTTTCCCATAAATATCCTGATAAGTGATATATACTTCAAGTTTTCGATTATCTGGATTTAGAATAGCCTCGTAATCAGTTATCTTTACCACTCCATCAGTTTGCAATACATGGCGTTTTATTCTGATTTCCCAATCCGCTAAATTGACATTGCGCCCCATCTGCTCCAACCAAGGCAAGCCATGTTCTAAATCTAAGAACCAGTCATTAGTAAATGACCAAAGTCTAGTTTGAACGTTTTGAGCAATAGCCTCGGATTCGCTTGCGTAGTTTGAAAAGCCTTGCCCAAAAGTCCAATCATGATTTTTATCCAACCGTCTAACTCTAACTGTCATTGTGGCGCTCCTGTCGTACCACCGCTATCTCCAGGGTGTTTGTGTGATTTACCTGATATTCCAGCCGCCTTAACATCAGTGTCGCTTGATATAACACCAGTTGAGCTGTGCTTTCCTTTCTGCGCTGTATCGCCTTGATGCTCTATATTGCCCTTGATTAAGATTGTTCCATCCTTAATCCTAATATACGTTCCACCATCGAGCGTTTGCATTGAAAGCCCATCGTTAAAAAAGTTTTTAATAACTCTAGGAACTGAGCAGACGCCAGGTATAAACATCGCATCTGATAGGTCGTGCAGTCTAAAATCAAGAGGCGCTGACGCACTGCCATTTTGCCACCAGCCATCTATGCAGCGCTCGGAAAATATCGCTATCCCCTCGTCACCCTCTTTTAATGGAAATGTAACAGCAAACCCTCCACCTCTAGGAAAGCTAACCGGAACATCAACAAGAGCAGGAATATCAGCATCTTTACCATCAGCTAATTTCATCTTAATCTGCGTTGCAAGCGTTACTGTTTGCTTGCTTGAGTCAAAACTCACTACCTTGGCAGGTAAGGCAGTATGTAGATTTAATTGTGCTTGTTGAATTTGCTGGTCTGCCGCAGTTTCTGGTGTTGCCAGCGTTTGACTATAATTCATCTATTTACCACCTTTCCCGCCATCAACCTTTTGGAATTTACCACCCACAACCGTCATTTTGCTATGCCAGTCGCCACCTATGCCATCGCCAGAGTGCGCCAATTTAACGACTTTGTACTCACCATTAAAATATTCAATGATTGATTCAAGCTTGATTAATCCACCAATTTGTAGAGCCGGATTGAGCAGGCAAGTAATTTCTAATCCATCATCTGTTTGCTCTGGAGCGTTAATCATTCCAGTGTCTTGGGATATTAATACAGCGTCATCGCTTAATACTTTGTCTTTTGGCAGAAATACCAAAGAGCCATCCTGAATCGACCAGTCAGCATTGTTATTTCTCGCCACTCTATTCAGCACCTCACGACTATCACCATTTAAGACTCTGCCGCGTGGCAGTTGTCGCTTGTTTGGTATATCAATCGCTCCAGCCTGCACTTTGGGCATGGTCTTTTGTATTTCTTCGACTATTTGCTTGTCAGTTGCTCCTGCTTTAAGTGTTGTTTTAGCTCTTGACTGTGTATAGGCTACATGTCCGTCAGAACATTCAAGCGTTAAAATAAAGTCCAATCCTTCTCGCTGAATTCTAACTTTGGTAATGTCGCCAGAATAAATCTGTCTCAACTCGTTATACCCAACAAATAAAGCCGCCTTCTTGTATTCTTGGCTCAATATTTGGTTGATGTGATTTCGGTTTAAGTTCCAGATTTGAATTTTCGCAGGGTTTGGCTTTTCGTTAATTGTCTTATCAATTTCAAATGCGACTCTTAACTGCTCTATTGATAGAGTCTCACCATCATTGCTAACATCAAGCTTCCATTGTCTGCCGAACTGCTTCATTATTTTTCACCTATATAAAGAAAGCATCTTGTACCTAAATCATCAATTCCGAATGGGTCTAACTCAGCCCCGCTCTCATCTTCCAGGTAAAAGAAATAAGGTTGAGTTGAGCGCAATAGAATAGGCACTCCGCACGCCAACGCTTGACCTTGACAGATTTGTTTTTGAGTTACCGGCTCGAAAACATCCATTGACCAGAACTCGCCTATGCTATTAAATCGTAGTGTTAAACGAATTTTCCGGCCATTAAAATCAAATGTCTGCTCTTGATATGGCGATTGTGTAACTGGAATTAATCTCATTTTCTAACCCCTATTACATTGCCAAGGTGCGAAGTTTTCTTAGGCGTAGCTTTCACTGGTTGCGTCGTTCCTTGTTGGGTTTTGCTTGCCGATTGCTTAGCCGCTCTGCCGCTTTTTGTTTTTCCAACTGTTGACGATCCCTTGCCGCCGGATTTGTTACTATTACCTGAACTTGACGACTGCGTATTAACCACGAATATTTCTCTAGCGGTAACGGTAAAAGTCGCGCTTCCGTCCTGAGACTGACTAACTGAGATTGATTCAATCAACATATCCTTGTATAGATGGATTCCTGTTTGAATTTCTATTGTTTCGCCAGACTTCTGAGAAGCGAGTAAGCCCGCGTAGCATTTCTGCACTCGACTATCCCCGCCAATAGCGCCGCCAAGTAACTCCGACACGGAAAAGTCAGGTAAAAATGGGGCTAACTT